TCCTGGGGGTTTTGACGTGGGTATTTCGCGCGCGCGGCTTTTGGCTACCGTTAGAAAACTCAAACCGCCCTACTGAGAACGGCTCGCAATAGCGCATGACAGCAGACGCCAGCCTCACCATCGCCATGGCCAAGCGGATCGAGCTATGGCCGTTGGAGCGGTTAAGGCCATACGAACGGAACGCAAGGACGCACAGCGCAGAGCAGGTAGCGCAGATTGCGGCGTCGATTGTGGAGTTCGGGTTCACCAACCCGGTGCTGGTCGACAGCCACGACGGGATCATCGCCGGACACGGCCGTTTGATGGCTGCGCAGGAGCTGGGACTGAAGACGGTGCCGGTGGTGGTGCTCGACCACCTGAGTGAGCGGCAGCGCAAGGCGTACATCCTCGCGGACAACCAGCTGGCGCTGAACGCCGGGTGGGACACCGACCTGCTGCGGGCGGAGCTTCAGGACCTGGCGGAGCAGGACTTTGACCTGAGCCTGATCGGCTTTAGCGATGACGAGCTGGCGGACCTGCTGCCGGATGTGGAGGAGCTGCCGCCGGAAGATGCGGATGATGAGGCCACACCGGAGCCGCCGGAGGATCCCATCAGCAAGCCGGGGGATGTGTGGCTGCTGGGAAAGCACCGTGTGATGTGCGGTGACAGCACATCGCTGACTGAGGTGGAGCGGTTGATGGATGGCAAGAAGGCTGGCCTGGTCTTTTCTGACCCTCCCTATGGCGTGGAGTTTCGCTCCAACATGAGCAAACGCTTTGACGTGCTGCAGAACGACGACAAGATCTTGGACATCGCGCCGGTGGTCTGGGAGGCGATGGCCGACAACACGGCAGCGTTCATCTGGACCAGCCACCACGTCTATCCGGTGTGGCGAGCGCAGTTTGAGCAGTTCTACAAGCAGACCATCGTCTGGCACAAAGGCGGCGGCGGGATGGGTGACTTGGAGGGTCAGTACGCGCTGGACTACGAGCTGGCATTGTTCTGCGCAAAAGGCAGCCCTAAGTTCCGCGGCAGTCGCGGCATGGCGGTGTGGCAAGTGTCGAAGGACGCCGCGGCCTCCTACGTTCACCCGACGCAGAAGCCGGTGGCGCTTGCCGAACGCGCTCTTGCTGACTTCAGCGACAAGCGCGCTTTCGTGCTCGACCTGTTCGGCGGCAGCGGCAGCACGCTGATTGCCTGCGAGAAGACCGGCCGCCACGCGCGGCTGATGGAGCTGGACCCGCGCTACTGCGACGTGATCGTGAAGCGGTGGCAGGCGTTCACGGGCAAGCGCGCCACGCTGGAGGCGACGGGCGAGCTGTTCCCTGAGGATGCTGCATGAACCTGCTGCAGTACGCCGAGGACCGCAAGGTCGAGTACACGCAGCTGAGCAAGTGGGCTGGGCAAGGCCGGTTCACCAGCGATGCGCTGCGCAAGGAAGGCCGCCGGTGGATGGTGGCGGATGCACAGGAGCTGGACCGTCAGGTGGCCGCGGCCAAGGCACCGGACCGTGGCGGGCGTGGCGGGGCACCGGCGATTGACCAGGCGCTGGTGCAGCAGCAGAACCAGGCGGCGGCCATCCCGTCGTTTGCGCAGTCGCGGGCAATCCGTGAGGCGTATGCGGCGCGGCTGACGCGGCTGGAGTACGACCAGCGCAGCGGGCGGCTGGTGGACAAGGCCGAGCTGAAGATGCGACTGGCCAAGCTGCACATGGCGGTGCGCGACAGCCTGCGCACCATCCCTGACCGGGTGGCGCCTATCGTGGCGGCCGAGACCGACCAGGCGAAGATCCACGCGATGCTGCTGAAGGAGATCGGGCAAGCCTTGGAGGGCTTGGGCAGTGCCATCAGCGATTGACGAGCTGCTGCAGGTCTGCCGGGAGGCGCTGCGGTTTGAAGCGGATCTGACGGTGAGTGAGTGGGCGGATGCGCACCGGGTGCTGTCGGGCAAGGCCAGCGCGGAGCCCGGACCGTGGCGGACGGACAGGACGCCTTACCTCAAGGACGTGATGGACTGCCTGAGCATCACCAGCCCGGTGCAGCGGGTGGTGCTGATGGCTGGTGCGCAGCTGGGCAAGACGGAGGGCGGCGCCAACTGGCTGGGCTATGTGATCGACCACGCGCCTGGACCGATGCTGATGGTGCAGCCGACCGTGGACATGGCGAAGCGCCTGAGCAAGCAGCGGCTGGAGAGCTTGATCACGGAGACGCCGGTGCTGGCGGAGAAGATCGCGCCTGCGCGCAGCCGGGACAGTGGCAACACGATGTTCAGCAAGGAGTTCCCCGGCGGGATGATGATCCTGACAGGTGCCAATTCCGCAACTGGTCTACGCTCGACCCCTTGCCGGTACATCTTCCTCGATGAGGTGGACGCGTTCCCGAGCGATGTGGATGGCGAGGGCGACCCGGTGACGCTGGCCGAGCGGCGGAGCACGACGTTCAGCCGGCGCAAGATCTTCATGACCTCGACGCCCACGGTGAAGGACTTCAGCCGCATCGAGGCCGAGTACCTGCTGAGCGATCAGCGTAGGTATTTCTGCCCATGCCCCAGCTGTGGGGCGATGCAATGGCTGCAGTGGAAGCAGCTCAAGTACCAGGACAACGACCCGAGCACGGTGCAGTACGAGTGCGAGGCTTGTTGCGAACGGTTCTCAGAAAGCCACAAGACACGGATGCTGACCGCCGGTGAGTGGCGCGCGACGGCACCGGGCGATGGCAAGACGGCCGGCTTCCACATCTCCTCGCTCTACAGCCCGCTCGGGTGGAAGTCGTGGGAGGAGGTTGTCGAGGATTTCCTGCGCGCCAAGGGCGATGCGCCCCGGCTGAAGACATGGGTGAACACCGTGCTGGGCGAGACGTGGGAGGAGGACTACGCCAGCAAGGTGAGCGCCGAGGGCTTGATGGAGCGGTGCGAGCACTACGACCCGCAGGTGCTGCCGGATGCTGCGCTGGCGCTGACGGTGGGCGTCGACGTGCAGGACAATCGCTTCGCTATCTCGGTGTGGGCATGGGGGCGCGAGGAGGAAGGCTGGCTCATCTACCACCAGGAGATCTACGGCGACCCCTCGCGGCCGGAGCTGTGGAAGCAGCTGGACGAGGTGGTGCTGCGCGAGTGGCAGCACGGCACGGGCGCAAAGCTGCGCCCCGACGTGGTGGCCATCGACTCGGGCGGCCACTTCACCAGCGAGGTCTACGCCTACGCGCGTGAGCGTGCGCGGCAGGGCGTGGTGGCGATCAAGGGTCAAAGCCAGTCGGGCAAGCCACCCATCGGCAAGGCCAGCAAGGTGGACGTGAACTACAAGGGCAAGACGCTCAAGCGCTCGGCGCTGGTCTATCCGGTGGGCAGCGACACGGTAAAGACCACGCTGTTCGGGCGGCTGCGCCACAACGACAAGGGCGCTGGCTACCTGCACTTCCACATGGATGCGACGGCTGAGTATTTCGAGCAGCTGACGGCGGAGAAGCAGGTGCTGCGCTACAACCGCGGCGGCTTCCCGGTGCGCGAGTGGGTGAAGAAACCGAGCGCACGGAACGAGGCGCTGGACTGCCTGGTCTATGCCTATGCGGCGTTAAATCTGATGTACCAGCGGTATGACCGGAGAACTATCTGGGATCAGCTGGAGAAGCGCCTTCAGAATGGAGATGCTGAGCCACGCAAGGCGCGCCTAAGATCAGGAGGAGCCGCGGCGTCGGCGTTCGTCAACAGCTGGTGAGGCCGTGAACATCCCTGCGACGATCCGAAGAGGCGACACGGTTAAGTGGCGAGACGACGCAGGCCGCGACAACCTTGGCAATCCGATCAGTAGCGGTGCCGGCTGGGCGCTGACTTACTACATCCGGTTTAACCGCAACAACCACGGTGCAACGGCGGTTGGCACCGCCTATGGGCAGGGCTGGGAGTTCACGCTCAGCAGCGCGACCACTGACGGGTTCCACGCAGATGACACGGGGTACTGGCAGGCAGTAGCGACGAAGGCTGGTGAGAAGATCACGCTGGGCGCCGGCCAGTTTCAGGTCGATGAGAACCTTTATTACACCGGGACGCCTGCAGCGGTTGATGATCGCAGCCAATCGCAGAAAGATCTCGATGCGGTGCAAGCGGCGATCCGCTCGATGATCTCGGGCGGCGCTGTGGCTGAGTACAGCATTGGCAGCCGGCGGCTGAAGAAGATGGAGATGTCCGACCTGCTTGCGCTGGAATCTAGTCTTAAGGCAGCGGTCAAGCGTGAGCAGGCAGCCCAGCTGCACGCAAATGGGCTTGGCAACCCGCACAACCTGTTCGTGCGCTTCTGATGGGCATCCGATCCTCGATACTTGGCTGGCTGCAGCAGGGCGCCGCCCCGATGCCAGCACCACGGCGCCGGATGTATGAGGGCGCACGGGTCAGCCGGCTGACCAGCGACTGGGTGACAGGCGGCACCAGCGCGGACGCTGAGATCAAGGGCAGCCTGCCACGGCTGCGCAACCGCTCGCGCCAGCTGGTGCGGGATAACGACTATGCGCGCCAGACGATCCGTGCGGTGCGTAACAACGTGATCGGCACCGGCATCAAGATGCAGGCGCAGGTGCGGATGCAGCGCGGTGGTGGCCGGCTGGATCAGGCGGTCAACGATGCGATCGAGCTGGCATGGTCTGACTGGGGGCGCAAGGATAGCTGCCATACGGCCGGCCGGCTGAGCTTCACTGATATCGAGCGCCTGCTGGTGGGTGCGATGGCGGAGTCCGGCGAGGTATTCGTGCGGATGGTGCGCCAGCCGTTCGGTGCCAGCCGCGTGCCGTTCGCGCTGGAGATCATCGAGAGTGATCTGCTGGACGACAACTACACGGGCGCCAGCACGATCGAGGGCAACGAATGGCGGATGGGCATCGAGCTGAACCGCTGGGGGCGGCCGGTGCAGTATGCGTTCCTGACAAAGCACCCCGGCGACTCGACGTTCGGGCCTAGCACCACGGCACGCCACCGGCTGGTGCCTGCTGCTGAGGTGCTTCATCTTTACCAACAGGAGCGCCCCGGCCAGACCCGAGGCGTGCCTTGGCTGGCGAGTGCGATCCAGCGGCTGCACATGCTCTCGGGCTATGAGCAGGCCGAGGTGGTGCGCGCACGGGCTAGCAGCAGCTTGATGGGCTTCATCACCAGCCCTGAGGGTGAGCTGCTGGGTGATGAGATCTACGACAACGAACGGGTCAGCAACTTTGAGCCCGGCGTGTTCAAGTACCTGGCGCCAGGCGAAAGCGTGACGGTGCCGCAGCTCGATGCACCTGATGGCCAGCTGGAGCCGTTTTTGCGGGCGATGCTGCGCGCCATGGCGGCCGGTGTTGGCTGCAGCTACGAGACGATCAGCCGGGACTTCAGCCAGACGAACTACAGCAGCAGCCGGCTGAGCCTGCTGGAGGATCGTGAGAACTGGAAGGCGCTGCAGCAGTACATGATTGAGAACTTCCACCGACCGGTGTTTGAGGCATGGCTGGAGATGGCGGTGCTCGGTGGTGCGTTGAATCTGCCGGCGTATGAGACCGATCCTGATCGCTATCGGCGTGTGCGGTGGATGCCGCGCGGCTGGGCGTGGGTGGACCCCGGCAAAGAAGTGCAGGCGTACAAGGAAGCGGTGCGCTGCGGGTTCAAGACGCAGGCGGACGTGGTGGCCGAGCAAGGCGGCGACCTTGAGGAGCTGCTGCTGGCCCGCAAGGCCGAGGTAGATCGCGCCGAAGAGCTGGACCTCTACTTCGACACCAACCCCGAGAACGAGCACGAGGCGATGGAGGACCCCGGAATGGAGCCGGCGGAAAGTGCAGCCGAGGCTGCCGAGACCGAGACCCCCGATAATGAACAGGATGACATCGAGGACACCGATGGACCTATCGCGTGATCTTGAAGGGCAGCTATTGAAGCGCGCCGAGGTAGCTGACTTTACGGTCAGCGAAGACGGCCGCAGCATTGAGTTCCCCTTCTCTAGTGAGTATCCCGTCGCCCGTTACTTCGGGAATGAGGTGCTGCAGCATGATGCGCGCAGCGCTGATCTCTCCCGTTTGAATGATTCGGCGCCGCTGCTGTTCAACCACGATCCCAACAAAGTGATCGGCGTGGTGGAGCGCGCGTGGATTGATGGAGACAAAAAGCGTGGCTATGCCACGGTAAAGTTCAGCCGCAATGCGTTCGCGCAGGAAGTATTGGCTGATGTGAAGGATGGCGTTCTTCGCAATGTATCCTTCGGCTACGCGATCAACGAAATGGAGCAACGCGGCAGCGGTGATTTCGTCGCTACCAGCTGGGCTCCCTACGAAGTGAGCGTGGTTAGCATACCTGCAGACCCCACTGTGGGTGTGGGTCGGTCTCTAGAGACTGATCCTGCGGCCTCCGCCGCATCACCAACCCCCGAAACAGAACCTGAGGTTCCGATGGAAAACACCCCCGACATCTCGGCGGTGCGGGCTGAAGCGGCTGCTGAGGCTGCAAAAGCCGAGCGCGCCCGCATTGCCGGCATCACTGCCCTGACTGAGAAGCACGGCATGGCCGATCTTGGTCGCCAGCTGATCGAAAGCGGCCGCAGCCTCGATGAGGCTCGCACTGCTGTGCTCGACAAGCTGGGCGCCAAACCTGTGGAGACCGTCGCCCCTGTGGAGATGGCATCCGATGAGCGCGCTGCTTACAGCCTGACCGCTGGCATCCGCGCGATGCTGACCGGCGACTGGTCGAGCCGCGAGGCTGGCCTGGTGCGTGAGCTGTCCCGCGAGGTGGAAAAGTCTGGCATCAGCAAGACCACTGAGCGCAGCTTCTTCGTTCCCTTCTCTGCGCTGGGCGGCAAGCGTGCCACCTATGTGACCTCCGGCGCTACCACCGGCGGCAACCTGGTGCAGACCGATCTGCTGGCCGATGAGTTCATCGAGTTCCTGCGGAACAACGCCCTGATGCTCCAGCTTGGTGTTCGCACCATGCCTGGCCTGGTGGGCAACGTGGCGATCCCCCGCCGCTCTGGTGTTGCTTCGACCTACTACCTGAGCACCCAGACCACCGCGATCACCCAGTCGGAGTCCACCTTCGACCAGGTGACCATGAGCCCCAAGAACCTGGCTGCCCTGTCCAAGTACAGCCGCCAGACCTTGCTGCAGGGCACCCCTGGCATCGAGGAGCTGGTGCGCCGTGACCTGACCGATGGCATCAACCTTTCCATCGACCTGGGCATTCTGAACGGTTCTGGCTCCAGCGGCCAGCCCACCGGCATCATGCAGACCTCCGGCATCGGCTCGGTGGCCATGGGCACCAACGGTGGCGCTATCACCGTTGAAAAGGTGGTGGATCTTGAGTCTGCTGTGATGCAGGCTAACGGTGTGGTGAACGCCGCCAACGTGGCCTATCTCACCAACTACAAGGTCTCCGCTGCTCTGAAGAAGCTGCGTGCTGGTGGCTCCACCACTGGCGACGGTCCGTTCCTGGTCAACGATCAGCTGAACGCCATCGGCCGCGGTCCGACCCCCGCCAACCTGAACGGCTACCCCCTCGCCCTGACCAACCAGGTTCCCAGCAACCTGACCAAGGGCAGCAGCAGCGGCGTCTGCTCCGCTCTGGTGATGGGTGACTTCTCGCAGGCAATGGTGGGCTTCTGGGGCAACGGCCTTGAGATCACCGTGGGCGAGGATCAGGACGACTTCAGCAAGGCTCTGACCAGCGTTCGCGGCATCGTCACCTACGACGTGGCCGTGCGCGATCCCAAGAGCTTTGCCGCCATCCTTGACATCACCACCTGATAGGAGACGGGGGCGGGCAACCGCCCCCCTTTTTTTCTGATGAAGGTTCTGATCTCAAACGACTGCGCCGCTCAGGGTTCTTTCCTTGAGGCTGGCAAGGTGTACGAGCTGGACACTGAGGTGGCCCATCAGCTGATCCGCATGGGTCGCGCTGTTGATGCGCCGGTTGAGGAGCCTAAGCCGCGCGCGCGCAAGGTGAAGACCGATGGCGCTGACTGAAGATCTGGGCATCTTTCTGGATGACTTTGGCGTCAGCTGCACGGCTGGCGCTGTGACGGCGCTCGGCATCTTGGACATGCCGACGCAGGTGCTCGCCGGCGACATGGTGCTGAGCACTGACTACACGCTGACCTGCCGTAATGCTGATTTTGGTGGATTGCTGTTTGGTGACAGCATCACCGTCGATGGCGTGAACTACCAAGTGAAGGAGACGCGCCAGCTGGACGATGGCGCGTTTGTAGAGATTGGCTTGATGCGCCTTGGACCGACCAGTTCGGCACCGGGCCAGAACCCGCGGACGTTTGGCCTGTCGGATTTGACCGATGTGGAGCTGACAAGCCCCACCGCCGGCGAAGTGCTCAAGTACGACGGCACGCAGTGGGTGGACGGGACGGACGGAGGCGCCGCCTATGTGTTCACGCAATCTGCGCCATCCTCTACTTGGACGATCAACCACAATCTGGGACATGTGCCGTCTGTGGAAGTATTTGACAGCGGCAGTCAAGAGGTGGACGCGGACGTGACGCATCCCACCGCTAACCAGACCGTTATCCTGTTTACAGTGCCCCTATCCGGCTTCGCGAGGCTGACCTGACATGGCTCGGAAGATCTTTACCGACTTCGATTTCCAGTCGGCCTCCAGAGTTACCAACCTGCCCACGCCTAGCGCAGCGGGCGACGCAGTGCCCAAGTCCTATGTGGACTCTGCGGTTGAAGGTCTGGCATGGAAGGATAGCGCCCGTGTTGGCACGCAAAGCAATATCAACCTGAGCAGCCCTGGCTCGACCATTGATGGCGTGACCATGGCATCCCAAGATCGGGTGCTGGTGCGCAACCAATCCACGCAAAGCCAGAACGGCATCTATGTGTGGAATGGCGCTGCGGTCGCCATGACCCGCTCGCTTGATGCCAGCACCTTTGCTGAGCTTGAGCAGGCAATCATCACCGTCGAGGAAGGCACCGACGCTGGCACCACTTGGCGTCAGACCCAGATCAACGGCACGATCGACAGCAGCAATGTCATCTGGACATCGTTTGCCGCTGCAGCGCCTGCCGCTAGCGAGACAACTCCTGGTATTGCCGAGATCGCCACGCAGGCCGAGGTTGATGCTGGCACCGATGACCTTCGCATCGTCACGCCGCTGAAGCTGGCTACGTGGTCCGGGCGGATCAAAAAGTACAGCACCAACGTGGGCGACGGCAGCGCCACCAGCTATACGATCACGCATAGCTTGAACACCCGCGACGTGATCATCCGCGTGTTCCCCAACTCCGGCAACTACGACGACGTTGAAGTGGATGTGTATCGCCCCACCACAACCACTGCAACGCTGGTGTTTGCAACAGCGCCTGGCGTTAATGCTTACCGCGTGGTGGTGATCGGCTGATGGCACGGGTCTTTGAAACCGACATAACGCTCAACGCGCAACGCGAGCTGCGGCTGGCTGATGCGGACTCATCCGCCTATGTCGGCTTCAAGGCTCCTGCCATCATCACTACCAACCGCATCTGGACACTGCCGTCTGCTGATGGCACCAGCGGTCAAGTGCTGAGCACCAATGGATCTGGTGTGCTGTCGTGGGCAACAGCAGGTGGTGGCGGCGGAGGCAGCTCCGTCGGTGACAACCTCTATCTCAACCAGAACTGCATCTAAGCCATGGCTGCCTCACCCGCTTTTGTCTCCACTCCGCGCATTGGGCGTTGTTCACTGAGCACAGCCAACACCGCAACGGATGGCACCGGCACGATCACTGATCTGATCACTGGCGTCAGCGCTGGCACTCGTGTGCTGAGTATCAACGTGCAAGGCACCGCGACGACCGTTGCGGCACTGGTGAACATCTTCCTGTGGGATGGGACGCAGTGGGATCTGTTCGATCAGATCACGATCAGCGCCACCACTGGCAGCAATACCGCCAAGGCTTACCGCCTGGTAACCGCCTACACGGATCTTGTGCTGCCAAGCGCATCATGGAAGCTTGGCGCAACGATCACTGTGCAGCCAACCACCGGCACCGTGCGCGTCACTGCATTCGGGGGTGACCTGACGTGAACCTAAACACTGCAGGTTGGGCGTCACCACTGCTGCGGCTTGTTGCACGTCTGCGCAGCGAGGGCGTCAATAGCACCACGCCCGTCACCGAGATCAACGGCGGCACAATTAGCGCCACCAATGCCGACATCGCTCTGGTCGCCAAGGGTACAGGCGCGACGCTGGCGCAGGTGCCGGATGGGACGAGAGCGGGTGGCGATAAACGGGGGCAGTTTGCGACGGATTTACAGAAATTTCGGACCACTGCTACGCAAGTTGCTAGCGGGAACTATTCCGTTGTGTGCGGGGGGCAAAACAATCTTGCAAGCGGCATATTTAGCGTTATTTGCGGAGGGCAAGATAGCACATATGGCACTGGCGCTAATGCGTTTATAGGGGGAGGATACGACAATCGCGCAACAGCCGCTTGGAGCGCAACAGCCGCCGGAGCCTCAAATCAAGCAACCTCAAACTACTCCTTCGTCGGCGGAGGCCAGAGCAACACCGCCCAAACCAACACGCACGCTGTGGTGTGTGGGGGTAATAGCAATACGGCGAGTGGGGCGAATGCGTGTGTAGCAAGTGGGGAAAGCAATACGGCTTCTGGTCGTTCTACTTTTATTGGAGGAGGTGGAGTACACACTGCATCAGGAAGTTATTCGGCAGTGATGGGTGGGGCTAGTGGCAACACAAGAAGTATTGTTGGCTATCACGTTTTTCCTGCATGTAACCAGCCAGTATCTAGTGCGGCTGGATCTACACAATCCGCGCTTCTGCTCCTAGCCCGCCAAACCACTGATGCTACCGCAACGGTTCTCGCTAGCAATAACCAACCGGGCACAACCACCAACCAAGTCATCCTGCCGAATAACAGCGCCTACAGCTTCAGCGGCGAGGTGATCGCAGGCGTCACGGCAGCAGGCGCCACCGCACGGTGGACGATTGATGGTGCAATCAAGCGTGGCGCTAACGCAGCATCGACCGTAATGGTTGGCACGCCTACAGTCACTAGGACGCACAACGATGGCGCTTCCAATTCTTGGGTTGTTGCCGTCACCGCCGACACCACAAACGGCGGTATTGCCGTTACGGTCACCGGCGCAGCAGCCACCACAATCCGATGGGTCTGCCGCATAGACACCACGGAGATGACCTACTGATCATGGCTCTAACCTCTTCCCTGGCTCAGACCAACATCGGCATTCCCATGGCCGACACCTATGCCCGCATCACGCTGATGCGCTGCGATAAGGAGCAGACGCTGATTCAGATTTCGCATTACGCGAACGTTGATGCCCGCAACGAAAATGCCAGCCCCGTATGGGATCGCACTATGTTTGCGCCTACCAGCGAGCTACAGCCCGGTGACAATCCACTGGCGATTGGCTATGCCTGGCTCAAGACGCACCTTGAATACAGCGACGCGGTGGACTGCTGATGGCTACTCGACGCGAAACCATTTTAGCCGCTGTCCGCACGGCCCTTACCGGCACCACGGGCGTTGGCACGCGGATCTACCGCAGTCGTGTGGAGCCGATGGCACGCGCCGAGAGCCCGGCGATCGTGGTCGAGCCGGTGCAAGATCAGGCGGAGCAAAACACCAGCCTGCCCACGCTGGACTGGAGCCTGACTGTACGGGTGGCTGTGATCGTGCGCGGCAACATCCCAGACCAGCAGGCCGACCCGATCGTGGAGAACATGCACAGCCGGCTGATGGCGGACCTGACGCTGGGCGGCTACGCGATCGACATCCAGCCGCAGAGTGTGAACTTTGAGATGGTGGAAGCGGACCAGCCGGCTGGCGTGATCAGCTGCGACTACCTGATCCGCTATCGCACCAGTGTGACTAATCTGGCAACAGCGTGATGGCTACGATGGTGGACGAATACCACGGGCAAGGCGGGACCTACCTGCTGGACCCGAAAACCGGCAAACGGAAGCTCATTGAGCGGACAGAGCCGGCCAATCCCTCACAACCCCCAACAGAGGTGAAGAGCGATGGCTCTGACACGCAAGAGACTGATCCAGGTTAAGAAGGAAAGCACCTACGGCACCGACAGCAGCCCTGCCGGCACCGATGCCCTGCTGGTGCGCAACTTGGAGATCACCCCGATCGAGGCTGATGTGGTCAGCCGTGATCTGATCCGTAACTACCTGGGCAACAGCCCGCAGCTGCTGGCCAACACCCGCGTGAGCATCACCTTCCAGGTGGAGCTGGCCGGCTCCGGTACCGCCGGCACTGCCCCCCGCTACGGTTCCCTGCTCCAGGCTTGCGGCCTCAGCGAGACGATCGTGGCCAGCACCAGCGTGACCTACGCGCCGGTGAGCAGCAGCTTCAGCTCTGCCACGATCTACTTCAACAACGACGGTATCCGCCACATCCTGACCGGCTGCCGCGGCACCTTCACGCTGACCGGTGAAGTGGGCCAGATCCCCACGATCGACTTCACGATGGTGGGCGTCTACAACGCACCGACCGATACGGCGCTGCCCACAACCACCTACAGCGCGCAGGCCAGCCCGCTGATCTTCAAGCAAGGCAACACCTCATCGTTCCAGTTCTTCAGCTATGCCGGCTGCCTGCAATCGGTCAGCTTCGACATGGCGAATGAGACGGTCTACCGCGAGCTTGTTGGCTGCACAAAAGAGATCCTGATCACCAATCGTGCCCCCAGCGGCACCGTGCTGATCGAGGCCCCGGCACTGGCAACTAAGGACTATTTCAACATCGCCCAGACCGAGACCACCGGAAACCTCACGTTCCTGCACGGCACCACCGCCGGCAACCGTGTCACCTTCACCGCTGGTCAGTGCGACATCACCAACCCGACCTACGCGGATCAGGATGGCGTGCAGATGCTGAGCATCCCCTACGTTGCCACTCCGACCACGGCCGGCAATGATGAGCTGAGCCTCGCTTTCACCTGATAGGAGCCCTGCATGGCGTTTGTTCTCAAGCAGTCCGACACCTACATCTGGCCGGTCACATTTGACGTTCCCGTCGATGGTGGCCGACACGAAAAACAGACGTTCGACGGCGAGTTCAAACGCCTACCGCAGAGCAAGATCGGTCCGATGGTGGCCGAGATGATGAAGCTGGAAGATTTGAACGATTTGGACCGGCTGACCGAGATCGCTGGCGATGTGCTGGTTGGCTGGTCTGGCGTGACTGGCGACGACGGCAAGGAGATTCCCTACAGCCAGAAGGCACTGGAGCAACTGCTGGAGGTGCCGTTTCTCGCTGTTGCGGTGCTGAAGGCGTACATGGACAGCATCAAGGGAGCCAAGCGAAAAAACTGATAGAGGCCGCCGAGCACTGGGCTAGCGGCGGCGTGATTGATGAAACGGAAGCAGACGCGGCAACCCTTGGCATCGTGATGCCGGAGCAGCCGCCGGAGGATTTCGAGGTGTTTGAGGAGAACTGGCCGGCGGTCGAGATGTTCCTACGCCTACAGACACAGTGGCGCACCACAATGAGCGGCCTGCTGGGCCTCGATTATGGGGCTGTGGCGTGGCTCCTTAGACTGTACGAAGTGGAAGACCCGCGCGCTCTGCTGGAGGATCTGCAGGTGATGGAAGCCGCGGCGTTACTGAGCATCAATAGGAGCAGCTGACATGGCGATGAACATGGACGCCATGCTCCGCATCAAGGCGGACGTTCAAGGCGAGAACAACATTCGCCGGCTCGGCAACTCGATGCAGGGCGTCGAGGGCCGCGTGAAAAACCTGAACCTAGCGATGGCTGGGTTGCGCGGCGGCATCGGCGGCCTGATTGGCCTGGTTGGCGGCGGCGTCATCTTCACCAAGATCTTCGGTGACACTGCCACCCTGCAAAGCCAAGCCAAGAGTCTCGAGGTTCTGACTGGCAGCGCACAGCAAGCATCGCAGATCATCAGAGAGCTGCAGTCCTACGGAGCGGCAACTCCTTTTGAGTCAACAGAGCTGATCGAGACAGCAAAGCGCCTGAACGCTTTTGGCATCGAGTCGGTGCGTGTTGTTGAGGTGGTGAAAAACCTTGGCGATGTGGCTGGTGCAACTGGCGCCAACTTGACGGAACTGGCGACTGCTTACGGGCAAGTTGTGGCCAAGGGGCGACTGCAAGGCGAGGAGCTGCTGCAGTTCCAAGAGCGCGGCGTGGCGCTATCTGAGGAGCTGCAGCGGATGTACAAGCTGCAGGGGCAGGAGTTCACCAAGGCATTGGAGGGCGGCCGCATCAGCGCCGAGGCTGTTGAGCTGGCGATCAAGCGGCTTACTGATGCAGGTGGCAAGTACGCAGACGGTGCCATTGCACAGAGCGACACGCTGAACGGCAAGTTCAGCACGTTGAAGGACAACATCACAGCCCTCTCTCAGACGCTGGGCAACATCCTGGCGCCTGCGATGAAGGCCATTCTGGACTACGCGATCAACATCCTCGACACGATCAACCTAGCGATCAAGACTGCAATCAACGGACCGCAGGAGGCAGACACTAGGGCTGCAATCAAGGCGGGCAAGCTGCCGTTTGGTGGACCTGAGGCGCTCGATCGGATCATTGGAGAAGCGCGGCGTCGTCAGCTGCAGCAGCAGGCCGGGCCTGGCTTTTTGGGTTTTGGCTTCGACACTCAGAACTTCATCAGACTGTTGCAGCAGCAGCCTGAGTTCCAGAAAACCGACAGGCTTAAGCCGCCAACACTGCGCCCCATCCCAGCATTGCTGCCAGGGCGTTCCGATCCAGAAGCAGAAGCAAAGAAGGCTGAGGCCGCGTCCAAGCGTGCCGCTAAGGAGCAGGAGCGCCTAGAGGAGCGCCGGCGCGACCTTGGCCAGCGCGCGCTGGACATGCAGCAGAAGCTGCGCGAGAGCTTGGAAGATCTCAACGCTGCTTATGCGGGCGTGGGTGCCAATGAGTTTGAGACGCTGGAGCTACGGCGCAGCGCGGCGATCACCGAGAACAGCCGGCTGGTGGATCAGCTCACCCGCGACGTGGTGCAGTTGGCTGTGGAGATCAACGCAGCTGGCGGTCAGATCGACATCAAGCCGTTCGAGGATCTCATCAAGAAGATCTCGGAGGGCAACGTCGCACTTGCGGATAAGGAGTACCAACAAGGCATCAAGGCGATCGGTGACGAAGCTGCACAAGCCGCCATCGGCGCGATGGAGTTTGTCAATGCCATCGAGCTGCAGAGCCAAGCAATTCAAGGCGCGCAAGGTGGCATTAACTCCTACCTAGAGAGCATTGGCACGCTGGCTGAGAACATCAGCAACGTGGCGCAAAACGCCTTCAAGGGTCTTGAGGATGCAATCGTCAGCCTGACGATGACGGGTAAGTTTAGCTTCAAAGATTTCGCGCTGTCGGTGATCGAGGACCTGACGCGGATGGTGACGCGGATGCTGATCATTGCGCCGATCCTGCAGCTGATCCAGAACTTGATCCCTGGCGGTGGTGGCGCGCTCAGTGGCGCCAATGCGCTCTCCACTACCAAGCTGGTGCCGGGCGGCATCTTTGCCAACGGCGGCACGTTCGCCAACGGCATCCAACCGTTTGCGTCTGGCGGCATCGTCAACAGCCCCACGCTGTTCAAATTCGCCAACGGCGGCGCCGGCCGACTGGGCCTGATGGGAGAGGCTGGCCCGGAGGCAATCATGCCGCTGAAGCGCGGCCGCGACGGCAAACTGGGCGTGGCAGGTGGTGGTGGCACCAGTGTGGTGGTGAACGTGGATGCCAAGGGCACCAGCGTGCAGGGCAACGGCGGCCAAGGCGAGCAGCTGGGCCGCGCGATCTCGCAGGCGGTTCAGGCAGAATTGATCAAGCAGAAGCGGCCTGGCGGCCTGTTGGCGGCGTAACCGATGGCGACCTTTACCTACACGGCCTCGTTTGAGGCAACTGAGAGCAGCAAGCCTCGGGTGCGGCGCTTTCAGGCTGGTGACGGCTATGAGCAGCGGATCCGCTTCGGCCTCCACAGCGACCCGAAGGAATGGAGTCTGACGTTTGCCAACCGGACCGACACCGAGCGCGACAACATTGCGGCCTTCCTTGAGGCGCGCGGCGGCGTGGAAGCGTTCGACTGGACGCCACCTCGCGGCACGGCCGGCAAATACGTCTGTGAGGAGTGGCAAGTCACGCTAAGCAACTGCAACAACAACCAGATCCAGGCAACTTTTCGCGAGGTGTTTGAGCCATGACGGTTCCGGTTTCAGACCTTCAAGCTGTTACGCCTAGCGCGATCATCGAGCTGTTTGAGCTGGAGCTGAATACTGCCCAACACGGCGCAAACGACACCTACCGTTTCCACGCTGGCACCAGCCTCAACAACAATGGCGAGGTGGTGTGGAACGGCAACAACTATCAGCGTTTTCCCGTCGAGGCTGATGGGTTTGAATACAGCGGCAATGGTCAGCTCCCACGTCCCAAGATCCGCGTCAGCAACATCCTCAGCACCATCACGGCCCTGCTGTTGACACTGCCGGATGGACTGGAGGGTGCCAAATTTACGCGCATCCGCACGCTGGCACGCTATATCGACGCAGCAAACTTCCCTGGTGGCACTAGCCCCTACAGTCCCGACCCTACGGCGGAGTTTCCGCGTGAGATCTACTACGTCGATCGCAAAACCATCGAAAACCGCGAGGTAGTCGAGTTTGAGCTTGCGGCCGCTTTTGACCTTGCTGGCGTCAGCGCACCTAAACGGCAATGCATCGCCAACATCTGCCAGTGGGTATACAAGTCAACCGAATGTGGCTACAGCGGCGGGCTGCCGACCTGCCTCAAAACACTGACTGACTGCAAAGCGCACTTTGGCGCTACGGCTGAACTGCCATTTGGCAGCTACCCCGGCATCGGAGCCTTTAGCGGATGACCTGGAAGCACGCCGCAATGGATCATGCACGTGGTGATATACCGCGTGAGGCGTGCGGGCTTGTGGTGGTGGTCAAAGGCCGCGAACGCTACTGGCCATGTCGCAACCTCAGCAGCGGCAGCGATCAGTTCATCCTCGATCCTGCCGACTACGCAGCCGCCGAAGATGCCGGCGAAATCGTCGCGGTGTTCCACTCGCATCCAAGCACGCCACCAACGCCAAGCCAGCCGGATCTAATGGCCTGCGAGGCAAGCGGTCTACCGTGGTACATCTGGAATCCAAAGACCGGCGGATGGGGCGAATGCCAACCAAGCGGCTACCGCGCTCCACTCATCGGCAGGCAATGGACCTGGGGCATCAGCGACTGCTGGACGCTGGCGCGTGATTGGTACGCCGAGCACGGATTACACCTACGCGACTGGGAGCGACCGCTAACACCAGAGCAGTTTGAAGCGGCGCCAATGTTCGATGACTGCTGGCGCGAGGCTGGCTTTCGCGAGCTGGAAGAGGAGCAAGAGCTGCAAAAAGGCGACTTCCTGCTGATGAACATTTCAGGCAGCGGCTTGAACCACTGCGGCGTCTACATCGGTGACGGAATGGTGCTTCACCACTTGCGCGGACGACTCAGCAGTCGTGATCTGTACGGCGGTGGCGGCTGGCTTCAGAAATGCACTGGCCATAGGCTGCGCCATCCCGACTTCGTTACCATGGGTGGAGGCTGAGTCGCATCATGCTGCGGAAGATCCGGGTATATGGACGACTTGCCAAGTTCCTTGGCCAGCGTGTGTTTGAGGCGGACGTTGCCAACGCCGCTGAGGCGGTGCGGTTTCTAGTGGTGAACTTCCCGCAACTTGAAAAGCACATGGCGGATCAGCACTACCGCGTCAGTGTGGGGAAATATGCACTAACCATGGATGAGCTGCATGATCCAGCGGGGCAGCAAGAGATCAAGATCGTGCCGGTGCTAGTGGGTGCTGGTGGTGCAACGGGTAAGATTTTGGCGGGCATTGGCTTAATTGCCTTGTCATTTTTACTGCCAGGCGCAGGCGCTTTTGGCACATTCAGTATTTTTGGCCAAGCCGCTACAGCCGGCGGCATCTTGACCGGCATTGGCACTGCTGCAAGCCTTGTTGGCGCATCGCTGATTCTCGGCGGAGTCTCTCAGCTCTTAACTCCCACGCCAAAAATCAACCAACCCGGCACACCACAAGACAACAACGATCCCCGCAAAAGCTACAGCTTCAGCGGCATCCAAAATACCAGCAGGCAAGGCACACCCGTGCCAATCGTCTATGGCGAGACCTTGGTTGGCTCTGTCACCATCTCGGCTGGTATTGACACCGTAGAGGTGTACGGCTGATGGCACGCATCTATGGCGCTGGTGGTGGCGGTGGCAAAGGCGGCGGTGCGCAATCGCAACCCGCACCACGCACGCCTACAACTGAAACCGACAGCCTTAATTCCAAGCAATACGCGCAAGTCCTCGATCTGATCAGCGAGGGCGAGATTGAAGGACTGAAGAACGGCTATCAATCCATCTTCATTGATAACACACCGCTGCAAAATGCAGACGGTACATACAACTTCCAGAACGTCTCCATTGCCACGCGCAATGGCACGCAGAATCAGTCCTATATCCCTGGCACGTCTGACGTAGAGGAAGAAAAGGCAGTAGGCGTTGAGGTGCAATACGCATCGCCTGTTGTTCGATCTATCACGGACACCAGCGTTAATGCTGCACGCATCACGATCACAGTGCCGCAACTGCAAACGTTCACCAACGAAGGCGATGTGCTTGGCTCGCAAGTAGGCCTGCGCATTTACGTGCAATACAACGGCGGCGGCTACAACTTGGCTGTTACCGACACCATCAGCGGACGCACTGGTGATGCTTATCAGCGCGATTACTTGATCAACCTTGCCAGCGTCTACCCAATCGACATCAAGGTTGAACGCGACCGGCCAGATAGCACTGACCCCAAAGTAGTCAACGCCTTCAACTGGACAAGCTATACCGAGATCATCTACGCCAAACTGCGCTACCCAAATAGTGCATTGGCGTGGTTGCGTGTTGATGCCGAGCAGTTCAACCGCATCCCATCACGGTCCTATCTGATTCGTGGCATCAAGGTACAAATTCCAAGCAATGCCACCGTTGATAGCGTCACCGGCAGGCTGATTTACGCCGGCATCTGGAACGGCACATTCGGCGCAGCGCAATGGTGCAGCGATCCAGCGTGGATCCTGTGGGATTTGCTCACATCAACGCGCTATGGCTTTGGTGATCACATTGAAGCCGCGCAACTTGATAAGTTCGCTTTCTACGCCGCCAGTCAGTATTGCTCCGAACTGGTGCCCGATGGCTTCGGCGGGCAAGAGCCGCGCTTCTCTTGCAATGTCAACATCCAAACCGCAGAAGATGCGTACAAGCTGATCAACGACATGTGCTCAGTAATGCGGGTGATGCCGTACTGGAGCACTGGAGCACTCACGATCAGCCAAGACAAGCCCGCTGATACCGCCTATCTGTTCACGCTGGCAAATGTCACAGAAGAAGGTTTCAGCTATCAAGGCGGCAGCCGCAAGACCCGCCCCACGGTTTGCGTTGTTAGCTACCTCGATCTCAACAGCCGCGACATTGCCTACGAAGTCGTAGAAGACGCAGAAGCCATCCAGAAATACGGCGTCGTCAAAACTGAAATCAGCGCCTTCGCTTGCACCAGTCGTGGACAGGCGTATCGCATCGGTGAATGGCTGTTGTACTCGGAGCGCTACGAGAGCGAAATCATCAGCTTCACTGCCTCGATTGATGCTGGCGTGCTGGTACGCCCTGGGCAAATCATCGAGGTAGCCGATCCAGTGCGGGCTGGTGCACGACGCGGCGGTCGCATCTCTGCCGCAACGACCACGGCCATCACGGTGGATGATGCCACTGGACTGACAGCAGCAGGCGCTGAGCTGTCGGTCATCATGCCCGATGGCAGCGTTGAAACACGCAGCATCAGCAGCATTGCCGGTGAGGTGATCACTGTCGCAACGGCTTTCTCGGTGGCGCCCAATGCGAACAGCGTCTGGATCTATCAAACCAACGCCATCCAAACATCAACGTGGCGTGTGCTTACCGTTCAAGAGCAAGACGGCAGCAACTACGCTATCAGCGCTATTGCCTATAACGCCAGCAAGTACGACTACATCGAACGCGGCACAGCACTAGAAGAACGCGACATCACTGATCTCAACAAGCCAGCCAGTGCTCCACGTGCGCCGACCTCCCAAGAGGTGTTGTACGAGGAAGCGGGACAAGTGCTGTCCAAACTCATCATCAACTGGCTCGCATCCATTGATGAAGACGGGCGCACCAATGCTGTGCAGTACCTGGTGCAATGGCGAAGAGTAGACGGCAACTGGGCGCAGAGTTATGTCACCACCCAGGAATACGTCATCTATGACACCACACCTGGCGACTACGAAGTATTGATCTATGGCGTTAATGCTGGATTGCGGCCATCAGCGCAACCAGCACGTCTGGATGTATCAGCACGCGGCAAGCTAGTTGAACCCGCCAATGTGCAGAATCTGACGATTGAACAGATCAGCGCCAACTCTGCACGTTTGCGTTGGGATGCTTCGACTGATCTTGACGTGAAGATCGGCGGTCGCGTTCACATCCGCCACACCAGCATCACAGACGGCACTGGCACATGGACTAACTCGCAGGATCTCATCCCTGCAGTGCCTGGCTACAGCACCGAAGCGATCGTGCCAATGGTCGAGGGTGAATACCTCGTCAAGTTTGAAGACAGCAGCGGCAAGCAAAGCATCGCTGAAGCCAGCGTCGTCGTTGACCTGCCCGATCCACTTAGCGCCTTCTTGGTGCTGGACAAACGCGAAGACACAACGGATCCGCCATTCCAAGGCGAGTTCACAAATTTGTTTTACAGCGCTGAGTACGACGCCATTACGCTCGGCGGCTCAGCACTGTTTGACACCATCGCAGACTTTGATCTGCTGCTGGATCTCGACTATTACGGCGACATTGCGGAGACAGGTACATACGTGTTCAATGAAGTGCTAGATCTAGGCGCTAAGTATTCGCTAGATCTACGACGTCATCTTGTTGCTGGTGGTTTCTACCCATCTGATCTGATCGACGAGCGCACCGACCTGATTGACACTTGGGTTGACTTTGAGGGCGCAGTGGCCGATCAAGTCAATTCCAAGGTCTGCGTGCGTACCACTGACGACAATCCTGCCGGATCGCCAACGTGGAGCGACTACCAAGAATTTGGCAACGGCACCTTCACTGCGCGAGCCTTCCAGTTCAAGCTGGATGCCTCAGCCTTTACGTTGTCGCAGGCGTTTGCCTGTTATGAGCTGGGCTACAAAGCATCGTTTCAGCGGCGCATTGAAAGCTCAGTGGTGGCCGAATCAAGCGGTGCTGGCACCAAGAGCGTTGCGTTTGCCAATCCGTTCTGGACCGGAACGGCGGCACTCGGAGGCGTCAACAGCATCTTGCCGTCCATCGGCATCACCGCTCAAAACCTGCAATCCGGCGACTACTTCAACGTGACCAACGTAAGCAGCAGCGGTTTTGATGT